ATAGCGTGTTCTACAACTTCGATAGGGTCAACAGAGCCAGTCTCCTCTATCTGATCAACAATACTTCGACCTGCGTCAAATGCAGCAAAGCCACCTGCTCCTCCCGTAACTGTTTCTATTGCATTTTTAACATGGACTCTCACTTGAGGTAATGGTTTGTTTGTTACCCTAGCAAGTTTGTTAGCAATAAAATCACCCGCTTTACCAACAGATTTTAACTTTTTAAGTTGACCTCCACCCTTAAATAATAAAGCATCAGCAGGCATTAGTAATGACAAGGCACTAGCTGTTAGTAACTCAAATCTACTAGCACTAAGAAGATTAGGGTCTTTTTGAAGTACCTCTTGATAAATCGAAACGTCAGTAGGTTGATCTAAACCAAAAATACGAAAAAGAGAACCTGTTATAGATGTTTCCATTGCATTCTCTACAATCTCTGATGGTAGCTTTAAATCACTTCTTATTTTTTTATAAGCATCAAAATCACTTAACCCTTTCTTTTTTTCTTTAGCTATTTCTTGTTTAAAAAATAAATAATTTTGAGCTTTAGCCACTTCCTTTGAGGATATTTTTTTACGATCAGGTCTCTTGGGTTGTTCAATGCCGGGTATAGCAGATAAAGGAATCCCCATTACATTTTGCGAGTTATTAGCGAGTGCCTCAACTGGTTTTTCATTTTTTAAAGCAGAAAGAACATACTGAGGATTATCTTTATTCATTTCTAAAGACTTTATAATCCTATCTAAATTAGTTTCTACTCTAGGATTTTCTTGATTTTCTGTTAATAATTTTTTATTTTGATTTACGACCTCTACAAAAGATTTTACCTCAGGACTACCCACATCTAAACCAGAATAATTAGAATAAAATAAAGCTGGATCATTTTTTGATACTTTTAATATATTATCAATAATACCTTCGCCTACTTTCTTACCATTATCCAAATCTTCAAATTGCAATAAGGACTGACTTCCAGCCATTAAAGAACCGCCCATTCCTTTTATTCTTTCTAAATTACTTTTTTTCCTTGGGAGGTTGACACCATAAGGATTATTAGGGGCAATGCTATTTTCCTGCTTTGCAACAGATTTATATATAATATCATTATAGGAAGGTTGACCTAGAGACTCATCAGGGTCAATAAATACATTTTCAGGTTTTACAGCAGGAGCCTTGGAAGAAACTTTTAACTCAAAGCTTTCGTAATCACCTATATCTAATTTATTGCCAGAGGAAACAAAATCGTAAAACTTCTTACGGGAATTAGGATTTCCCATTTTAGTCTTAAATGTATTAAAATCTCCAATTTCATACTCACTAGAAACCCCATCGTAAAGTTTTCTTAAAGATTCTAGAGGCATTAATATTCTATAATTTGCTTATTACTTTCCAATGGAGAAAATATTTTATCTCTTAATAAGTCTATATTTCTTAATTGTTCTTCAAGTTTATTTTTTTCTTCTAATGTAATATCATTTAAGCCAAGTACATTTTTTCTTTTTCTAGGATTTAATCTGTCTTGAATCATTGCATAGCTTTCATTTAACTGACCAAGGGTATACTTTTGGCTACTTGATTTCTTAGGCAAGGTACTCGCAAAAACTACATCATCTTTTGTATCTTCAGTTGCTTTTCTTTCCGCTATCTCAGAGTCAGTTAAAGCTATATACTCTTTTGTTGTCGGATTGTACATATTTCTTTGTATTGTAGATTTAGTACTTCTAGTAGGGCTGATAGACTCTAAAGCTTTTACGGGGTTAATCTTATAAAGGGAAGTCAATTCAGGCACTCTAAGATCATTTGGATTGTTTTTTATAAAATTTTCCACTTCTTTAGAGGATGCTATAGGAGTTAAAATTTTAATTTTTTCATTAATCTGATCTACTCTGTTAGGATATTTGGAAATTTCAGGAGATAAAAGAAGTTCTCTTAAACTTTTAATTTCTTTAACTGGATTATTTATGTAATCAATGTCTTCTCTATTCAATAGATCATTAAAAGAAGACTCATCTTCTTTAATCTTGGTACCTATAGCTTTTAGTCTTGGTATATTAGAAGTAGCATAGGCTCCAGCTCTAAGTGATTCAGGTAAAAGTTTTATTGCATCTACCTCAGATTGGTACTCTTTTTGAGTTTTGGATTCGTTATCTAACCTTGTTTGCCTCAAAATAGAATTGTTGTATCTTCTTTCTTCAAGCTTTTGCTTATTAAGTGTTAATTGATTTTGTTGATACTGATTAATATATCCGGGTAGTTGATCTAAAAAATCAGCTAAAGGTGTTTCATACTGACCGGGAGCCATTCTTTGTCTGGAACTGTATATGCTTCTTTTAGCCATTAATTAACCTTTTTAAAATCTACATCTACTTTACTATAATCAACTGCTAAGTAGCCATTATTCATTTTGAAGGAAGCCCAAGGAACTTCTTGAGCCATAACTCCTTGGTAAGTTTCATCTCTATAAGACTTGTCTTTATATTTGAAATTGTAAATATTTAAACCTTGAATAGATTTTCCTATTAAATGTATATCCTTTTTAAGTCTTAAATCGCTATAATGCCTTCCTCCTGTAGAACCACGCCCTCGAGCCTGATTCTCAAGATATAATTGCCTAAGAGCTTCAGGGTCATATTCATCATATTCAACCCCCAATCTAATATCTTCAGCTATTTGCCTCTGTACATCTCTTGCAAATCTAGATTGCTCAGATTCTATTTCACTCTCTAAACCCTGTTGACTTTGACTTAGTAGCCTATTTACCATTGACTCTTGAGCACCAAACCCTGATCCACCTTGGCTAGCTATTCCCTGACCACCAGTCATACCTAATAAACTTTCAGATATATCTTGAGTAGCACTCTGTATTCGAGTAGGGTCAAAAGATTCAAATAAACCTAATTGGTCTGAACTGGGCATCAAACCAGATTCTTTAAAAACATCCTCTGCTGTAAACCCACCATACTGATAATTCTGCACTTCACCACCATCTTCATATTGAAGAGAACCTCCACCAACAAGAGGCATTGAATAATCGGTACTACTTAAATAATCTGGCACCTCCTGCAAAGGATTGTATTTAGGACTCGAAAATATTGTTTCTTTATCAAATAAGGGGGTATAGTCAAAGTCTGTAGCTATAGAAGGTTTTAATAAGTCTATTAATTTTTGTGCCTTACTACTCGCATCCCTACCTATTTCAGCCCCTTCTACGCCAATTCTTCCTGCTTCTAAAAGTTTATTATATTCCCCTAACGATATTGCATTTGATAAACTATCTTGATAAGCTTGCTCAGTTACGTCTGTTCCCGCATCCAATAAAGATGTATCAAAATCAGAAACAGGTAAATCGCTTAATATCTCAGCGTTTGCGCTATCAGGTATTAAAAAACCTGAATCGTTTGGTGTTATTCCAGATGCATAACTTACACTATCAGAAAAAGGTATAGAACCAGCTTGTAACTTTTCTCCAAACTTTCCAGCTTTACCATATATACCACCTCCCGGTGTAATCCCTGCCGTAATACCAGTTTTTAAACCTGCTACCCCAGCCCTTTCTAACATTCCTTCATTATAATCGCTACTAGCATCTTCTATATCCCTAAAAGACTTTTGACCAAATACTGTACCTTCTGTATCTACTTCTGTAGCTTTACCCGCTCCTAAATATTCACCAGCACCTTTACCTAGAGCTGAACCTATTCCAGCCATAATAGGAATACTAACACCCCCTGTAAAAGGAGCAAGAGCAGCTCCTAAAAGACCTCCACCAAAACTACCAATACTACCAAATAGACCACTTCTCTTTTGCCTCTTGCCCTCGTCTTTAGCTAGACTATCTAATCTATCTTGATCTGACCTCATCTGTAAGGCTCTGGCAATAAGAGGGTTTACGTTACCACCAGTTTGCATCATACCCATAAGGTTGCTTTGCTCACCCATGTAGTAACCAGTGTTGTTTCCAGTGGAAGGGATTGGGTCATAGCCCATGCTTTTATTTTTATTAGGGTCGTAATTCATAATAAAATTCCTTTGAATTTAATATAATTTTAACTATATAATATATGTTTATATTTGTATTTCAGTTCTCCATACAGAAGTAATATACCAATCATGGTTTGTTCCTACTATATCACCACCCGTTGCTTCTATGCTTAATCCACATAACTTTCCAGATTCTATTGTAGGGGAGACATCAAAGTCAGATGTATTTAACTCAAAGTTTGTATCGCTTGCAATAGCACCTAATTCAGAGACATCATACACCGCAGTTGCAACAACATCTTCAGTGTTGTCAGCATCTTCTTTTTCTACTCTTATGGTAACATCATTAGAAGCAGTTAGGGCATTTGCTCTTATAATAATTTTATGCAATGTCATTTTAAAAGGAGTTACAAAACCAACCCTATGGTCATCCATACTAGAACTTTCCGTTGTACCCCACCAAGGTATATAATGCTTTGCAGTTCCTATATCGTCTTCAAAATTATGCATAAATATTCTGTAGTCTGTAAAAGACTTACGATACTCAAGTTTATTTACTATTAATTTATTATCGACAACTTGATTTCCACTACTTGTCATATCTGATCGAAACAACTGGCCTCTTTCTTTTCTGTATCTAGATAGTAATCCATTTTTATTGAAATATAAAACCTCCTGACCGTCTCTCATAGATTGAGGTGAAGGTTGAGACTTTACTACCCTAATTTTATCTTGTTTCTTACCAGACAAGTACCGAAAAGACCTGTCCACTACACACCTTTTCTATAAATCGTCCGATACTCAATACCTATATCATTTATATAAACCCCACGAGCATCACTTGCTGTGTCTAATTTAACAGATATTTTATTACAAACTACAGGTGAAGAAGGAGTTAGTTTAACAACAGACCAATTACTAGCAGAGGTTGCAATGGTTCCAGATAAAGCGTGAGAAGTTCCATCTGACTCTACTAATGTAAATTTATTGGTAAGAGCACCACTAGACTTATAAGTAATCACAACAGAATACACTTTTTTTACTTGTGAGGGATCACCAAAATCTATGTCTTTTGTTTGAAACTCTATATTGTCTTGAGTAGAAACAACAACCCTGTACAATTTGTATATATCTATAGAGCTTCCAGAATCGTGAGCTATTAAAGTGTTATTATCATGGGTATCTACAGAGTTTGTCAATCCATCATTTGATTCCAGAACAAAGTCTTCTATGTAAGTAAAATTTCCCTTTTTTAAATCACACATATAAGCATCACCTTTATTATCAAGACTCTGAACTACGAAAATCATCGACTCTTGTTGGTCGTATATAATACCTGTTGTGCTACTAATAAAGATAGACCAGAGAGAATCTCTTATTTTATCTTTTTTTAAATTTATAATAGAAGAGCCATCGTATAAATATAATCCTTGTTCATTAGCCCATACAATTCCATACTGAGTTTTTTTTACTGCTTCTGGGTGGCTAACTCCTTGATATTGACGACTCTCTTCTAAAAACCAATTAACATCGTCCCCACTAATATTTATAATATCTAAACTATTTCTCTTATAAGCTAATAGTCTATCTGCATACGCTTCAATCGCAACGTATACATCAGCATCTCCCTTAGAAGTTTCTATAGAATTACCTGAAGGAAATGTATCAAATCTGTGAGGCATAGAATACATTATTCTATCCGGATACGATCTTAATGTAGACCTTAATTTTTCCGAACCTGTGTTTTCATCCTTCATTGTGACGTTACAAACAAACACCCTGTTATTTGAGACAACCGAATCTTTCCAATGCTCACCAGAATCTCCTAATGCATTACTAAATACACTAGAGCTATAACCATTTATAACTTCATAAGTAATAAAACCCAATTCCCTAACTCTAAAATTGGCAGATGCAGCAGTTGTAGGGCAATTATAATTAGAACTTCCAGCATCATCCCATGGTGTGTATTCGTCAGAAAGTTTTGTTCTAGCTCCTTTTGTCAAATGTATATCTAACAACATAATATATTCAGAATCATCACCTTGTTTTCTTATATAAATTCTACCACCAGATATTCTTGGGTCGTAAGGAGATGTAGCACCAATGTTTAAAGAAAGAGCTCTAAATTCGTTTTCCTCAGAAACTGTATGTGTGTTTGTATATGGAAATGGTAAGGATTCTTGATTATCATCATAAATAAAAGTAGATGCCAATTCATAAACTCCTGACTCTATCAATCCATCCTCATCTGTTTCTGTAGCAATAGCTACTACAAATCCTGTCCCTGCGGTAGGATATGTAGATATAGCACCAGTAGTCGCTGAAGTACTAGCTAATGTTAGTGAGGTAGGAATAGCAAGATCATTGTCTTTTGCAAAATAATTCATATAGGAATTAGATTCATCCAATGTAGAAGTACTATCTTGAAAATGTTTTCTCTGTATCCAACCATACCATTGTATCTTAGAGCTATTCTTATCAGCAGTGTCGCAACACCTAATAGATTCTTCTGATTTGTAGTACTTTACCTTTGAGGGAATGTCTGTAGCTGTACTTCTCAATGTAATTACATTGTGTGTATAGCTATTTGCAGAGGTTGAAAAAACATCTATGTTGTGAGCTGCTGGGTCGGCTAACAATATAACATTATCACCGGGGCTAAAACCCACAAGGGTTAAATTAAAATGCTTTGCCGTAGTGCTATCCAACCTAACGATTAAACCACGATCCAATATAAGTTCTTTTCCACTATTAGCACTATCTACAATTCTATACACTCCATTAGAGCTACCCCTAAGCATACCATCTGAAAAACTCCTTGAGGTAGTACTTGTGTTTCCAGTAATTGTAATCAGGTCTCCTATAGAAAAAGATGAACCTAAATCTTGAACAACTCCTCCAGATAAAAGCTTGAGCCTATTATTAACAGCGGAAACACTCCTACCACTTCCATCTTCCTGATATACAAAAAAACCATCTTCACTACCACCAGAATCATCGTTTGTACCTGTAAACGATACTGTAGTTGAGTCTCTTTGGTGGTCAGTCTCAAAAAAACCTAATCCATATCCGGGTTGTATTGTAGTTATTTCATCATTGTTATAAGCACTAATTTTATTATTAGAACTATCTGTCATAATATATGGAGGTTGAATACCCCCATATACATTAAACATTACATTCTTAGCATCTTGTACTTCGTTATCTTTAATATCAGCGGCATCTTGCAGATTGTTAATCCCACCGCTGAAATCATTTAACTTATATATTCTTTTTGGCATTGATTTACTTCTTTTTAAATACGCCTGCTAACAAATCAGTTACCACATCCATCATTTCTTCAAAGAATTTTTGTTCTTTTTCTTCCCTAACAAATGGTATGTTTATTTTTTCATTCATTTTAGTAGCCAACATATCAGAGAAGTCATCAGACTCCATGTGCTTCATTGCTTCTTCTTGCATCTTTTCTGCTTGCTGTTCAGCAAGTTTAACTAACATTGATTTTATATCCATTACACGAACCTCATTATTATGTTTATCATTATTGGAAACGCAACTAAAGCAACTCCACCCCATGTCTGTATCTTCGCAATATTCACTTCGTGCCTGTCTACTTTTCCATTTAATCTACCTAAATGACCTTCTATTCTATTTAATGTAGAGTAAATATTTTTTAATCTTTCATCGTGCCTAGTCAATATTCTAATTAAATCTTGATTATCCATTCCTACCATTTCCATTCATACGACTCATTATGCCATCCATCCTTGAAAGTTGTTTTTCCAAATCTGCTATAGATTCCATAGTTTGTTCATATCGTCTATCTCTTACTGCATCTGATTCATTCCATCTACTAATAAGCTTAATTATCATTCCTTCCATATTGTTAATACTTTCAGATTGACCTTTGTTTTCCACTTCTAAATCTTTTAAAGACTCTTGTTGTGCTTCTGACTTTTTAGATAAACTCATTACTAAATAAACAAGTAATAATCCGCAAATTCCTATCATGCCTGCCTCAGCATATACTGCCATAAAATCCATTACTTCCTCCGCTTTTTCCCCCAACTCATCGGATTGAGGTTTATTTCTTTTTCATAAAACTTTACTTTTTCTGCCAACTCTTCTCTTTCAATCCTTTCTTCCACGATATGTTTATCAAGTAAACTCCCAATTCGTTTATCCGCATTAGCCAGATTACTTTCAAGTGTTTCCAGTCGAGTCTCAACCCTATAGTAACCATAGACCAAAGCACCAATAAGGGCAATGCCTTGAAATATCCATCTGATATTGATAGAAATAACAGCATTGTCATCGACAATAGAGCCTCGGTAGCTTCTAGCTGTTTTGACTTCCTCACTCATTTCTTCCTTACTACTTCCCATCTGTTGTGGGTAAAACACCACATATCTCTATTAAGCCTTATATTATCTGAGTAAAAATGTGATGTAGAATCTTGGTCTACCACCTCAACAAAAGTATACATTGGATTATCCATGTCTGCATCAATTCCCATAACTGTCCAACCGTTTGAACAACTACTTAACATAAGTGTAGTAAACATTAATATTATAACTCGTACTGACAACTTCAAAATCTCCATTTTTTAATTTTATTATTGTATTATTCATAACACCATCCATAAAGCCATTGCTGTCTCTACAAATATATCTGATAAAGTATTATAAGCCCACTTTTCTTTAGTCCCGTAAGGCTTGTAATTCTCTATAATCCACTCGAAAATCTCCCAAGCGATACCAAGTATCAATACTCCAAGAACACACCATAAATCGCTAAATCCACACCATTGAAATATCTTACAAAAGAATGCGCCTGCTCCAATATGGTAAGCAGTCCATCCATCTAATTGACCTGTTCTTGTTTGCCAAGATACTAATGTTGCTAAAGGGTTTTTCATAATTCTGTTATTACATGGTTTACTAGCTTATGCTTACCGATAATTACTCTACCATTACTCGTGGTATGTTTATCTTCACACTTGCTAACATATAATTCTTCTATTGTTTCCCAACTATTACTTCTTCTTTCTACTTCGCCATCTATAGTTAAGAAGTATTTATATGATGAAGGGTATGTCAGGGTCTCAGTTGTACCATCGGGGTAACTCTTTGTACGAGTAGCACCGGGAGTAGTATTCCTGTATACCTTAATATCATGACCCTGAGCACACCTTCGAATCAACATTAAGCTACTTCTACCTCTTCAGGTTTAGCTAATGATTCTCTAAGCATATTGATAAACGCTTCCTTACCAACAGATAACTGGTCAGCTATAAACTGATTGCTATTCTGTTTGTTCTGAATATCGTTTATATGATTTACCATCATCTTTTGCTCGTCAGTCATATCCT